GGTGTGAGAAGCACGGTTTTACCTACGCTAACAAGACGATCCCTGATGCTTGGTTCAACGAGTAGACATGCAAGGGAGCAAGCGTGTGGATATAGCAATTAAAGAAAGTGAGAGCGAGTTTGTACGGCACATACCGTGTGAGAATCCTGAGTGTGGTTCGAGCGATGCAAACTCTCTTTACGATGACGGACATACGCATTGTTTCTCATGTGGAACTACCGTCCAACCAGATAGCACCAGTGAACAACCCAAGCAAGCAATGCTTAAATCTCCCTTACCCCAAGGGTTGATCACTGGTGTTTACCAAGACCTAGTTAAGCGCAAGCTCAACAAGGAAGTGTGTAGGAAGTTTGGTTACTTCAAAGCTATGCACAAAGGAGAGTCTGTCCAAGTCGCTAACTATGTCGGCAAGGATGGCACTGTTGTCGCTCAGAAGCTACGAACCAGAGATAAAGGTTTCAGCATCTTGGGTGATGCAAAGAAGATGTCTCTCTTTGGCTCCCATTTGTGGGGCAAAGGGAAGATGCTAGTTATCTGTGAAGGCGAACTCGACACGATAAGTGCTCATGTGTGTCTGGGCAAGTATCACGCAGCAACGGTTGGCATACCTAACGGTTCCAACTCTGCTGTAAGAGCCATCAAAGATAACTATGACTACGTTTCCGGCTTTGACAAATGTGTGATCTGCTTCGATGCAGATGACGCTGGACGCAAAGCAGCTATGGAAGCGGCTCAGATGCTACCAGTCGGCAAAGCCTTCATAAGTCACCTCCCAATGAAGGACATAAACGACTGCTTGGTGGCTGGGAAATCAGCAGCCGTGGTGAGTGCTATCTTTGAGGCGAAAGAGTATCGTCCAGATAGTATAGTTGCCGCTGCCGATCTCCGATCCGTGATAGGTCAGGATGACGCTGCTTCATCCATTAGGTATCCCTACGATCAGTTGAACGCCATCACAGGCGGTATCAGGCGTGGGGAGCTTGTGACGATCACAGCAGGTTCGGGGATGGGTAAGACTACCTTAGTCCGTGAGATTGCCTACAAGTTACACCAGTCTGGTGAGAAGCTAGGTTTGCTCTGCTTAGAGGAGACCAACAAGCGCACCCTATTAGGATTGGTAGGAACACACCTCTCAAAGAACATCACGGTAGACAGATCACAGAGTACACCAGAAGAGATCGAGGCTACCTTTGACGAGCTGTTTCCAGAGGATCGACAGGTCTATCTCTACGATCACTTTGGAAGCTGTGACATCGACACAATTATCCAGCGTATCAGCTTCATGGTCAAAGCACTTGGGGTCACTGTTGTTGTCCTCGATCACATAAGCATCCTAGTCAGCGGCCTAGCCACTAACGATGAACGCAAGCTGATCGACATTGCGATGACACGGCTTCGTACAGAGGTCGTACAAGAGCTTGGTGTAGCCCTGATCATCGTTAGCCACCTGCGTAGACCATCAGGCGACAAAGGGTTCGAGGGTGGCGAGAAGCCTACCCTGCAATCCTTACGCGGTAGCCACTCGATAGCCCAGCTATCCGATATGTGCCTGTCAATGGCTGTCCCATCAGAGACACCTGACAGCGACACCCGAATCCTCTCAGTCCTAAAGAACCGCTGGTCGGGTCAGACAGGCTGGGCTGGCAACATTCAATTCAACAGAGACACAGGCCGATTGGTCGAAGAAGGGAGCGAGTTCTAATGACACTTAAAGATAACTGGAGAAAGTTCCATAACGAAAACCCAGAGGTTTATGAACTGGTTGAGCGTTTTACTTTTGATGCAATTAGAGCTGGTCGCAAGCACTTTGCCATAAACGCTATCTTCGAGAGAATACGTTGGTACACGGCAGTTGAGACCCGTGGTGAACCTTTTAAGCTAAGTAACAATCACCGTCCATATTACGCCAGACACTTTATGGAAATGAACCCTAAGTACAAAGGCTTCTTCCGTACTAATCGCGTACCCACAGACATTCCAGACCAGCATGGTTTTGATTTCATGGATAGGAGAGCTTCATGACACATCCAATGACACTTGATGGATACCAGCTACAAGCTGAGACAACTTTTATTGTTGAGGAAAGCAAGATCGAATATCTAGCTCTTGGCCTAGCCTCGGAAGCTGGTGAGGTCTGTGACAAGCTCAAGAAGCATTTGCGTGACGAAGGTGAGCCACTAGCAGACATGGACTACGACAAACGCCTAGCAGTCATGAAGGAGTGCGGTGATGTCTTGTGGTACTTGGCAAACATAGCAGCTCAGTTCCAGTTCGACCTCAGTAGCGTTGGGGAGATGAACCTACGCAAACTAGACAGGCGTATGCAGCTCGACCTGATCAAAGGATCGGGAGATGACAGATGAGGCGCATGTTCTTTGACTTGGAGACTGACGGGTTAGACCCTGATGTTATCCACTGTATCGCGGTTGGCGAGGAAGGCCATCCAGTATGGAGCTATGGTCCTGACCAGATCAAAGAGGGCTTGGAGATGCTCTGTGAGGCTGATGAGCTGATTGCCCACAATGGCATTGGCTACGACTTCAAGGTTATCAAGAAGCTGTACCCTAGCTGGCCTTTCAAGGGCAAGCGTACCGACACCCTAGTTCTGTCGAGGCTCATACGAGCTGACCTAAAGAACGAGGACTTCACCTACAACTGGTCTACCGAGATCATGCCCAAGAAGCTCTTTGGTTCTCATAGCCTCAAGGCTTGGGGCATGAGATTACAAAGCAAGCTCGGCGGTGACTTCTTAAAAGGCGACTACGATGCTGGCTGGGAACACTGGTCACAGGATATGCAAGATTACTGTGAACAGGATGTCAGAGTGGCTATGGCTCTCTATAAGTTCCTCAAGGTGGATCAGTGGCCTGACGAAGCTCTGGACATGGCTCATGAGATCAGTGAGGTAGCCGAGAACATTGGCAACGCTGGCTGGACTTTCGATGAGGTCAAGGCTGGCAAGCTGTATGCCGAGCTATGCACAAGGCGTGAAGAGCTTGACCATGAGCTGCAAGACCTGTTCGAGCCTTGGGAAGTGCACGAGACATTCATCCCGAAGCGCAACAATAAGACCCTTGGTTACATCGAGGGTGAGCCGTTCACCAAGACTACTGTGGTCAACTTCAACCACAATTCGCGTAGGCACATCGAGTTCTGCCTGACCAAGAAGTACGGTTGGAAGCCTTCTAAAACGACACCACAAGGCCATGCAATTATAGATGACGTTGTGCTTGGTGAGCTGGATTATCCAGAGGCCAAGAAGCTGTCTGAGCTGTTCTTGATACAGAAGCGCATAGGCCAATTAGCCGAAGGGCCACAGGCTTGGTGCAAGAAAGTAGATAGTGACGGTAAGTTGCGACACAGGATCATCTGTCCAAGCACTCGGACGCTTAGATGCACACATATAAAGCCAAACTTGTCACAGGTTCCGGCAGTGCGCCTTCCCTACGGTCAGCAGTGCCGTGAGCTGTTTACTGTTCCTACTGGATACCAACTTGTTGGTAGCGATCTTTCTGGCATCGAGATACGCCTCTTTGCCCATTTCCTTGCAGCTTATGATGGTGGTGATTATGCGAAGGTCATTCTTGAGTCCGACATACACAGCTACAATCAGAAGGCAACGGGACTTGCTACGAGAGACCAAGCGAAATCGTGGCTCTATAGTACGCTCTACGGGGCAGGAGATGCCAAAGTCGGTTCCCTCATTGGTAAAGGAGCCAAAGAAGGAAAAAGACTAAAAGAGAACTTCATCTCTCAAGTCCCAGCTTACGGCATCCTAAAGAACAAGGTCGAGGAAGCCTCTGAGAAGGGCTTTATCACCTCGCTTGGCGGCAACCGTATCAAGGTCAACTCAACTCACACTGCTTTGAACAGTTTGTTGCAATCAGCATCGAGCGCAGTCAGCAGCAAGTGGGTTGTCCTCATAGCTAACGAAATCAAGAAGCAAAACCTCGATGTCACAATCCTCGGTTGGATACATGACGAAGTGCAAATGGCAGTGAAAGGAGACCCAGATCATGTCGGTAATATCGCTAGACGATGCGCGAAAGAAGCTGGCGAAGCGTTTAAAATCAGACTCCCCATCGAAGCTGACTACAGCGTGGGACGAACATGGGCCGAAACCCACTGAGCTTGATGAGAACACTGAGATAGCCCTGCTTGCTATGTATGAACTCTTGATCGAAGCATGGGCTGGTGGGTTCACCACCAAATCTAAGTTTGCCCGTGACGCAGCAAACATAATCGCTGTTGCAGCGACAGAAGGGTTGATCACCACACGCCTCGAAGAAGAGGTCTGGGGTAATCGCTGGATGATCACGGAAAAGGGTATGAATTTCATGAAGGAGATACATGACGATGTTGTTAGTTGATGCCGACTTATACCTCTACAGAGCCACAGCAGCCACAGAGCAAGAGATATGCTGGGATGAGGACGATGGCTCGAACATATGGTCACTCGATACTGACCTAAAGCTGGCAAAGGAGATGTTCTTTGACCAGATGGAAACATTCAAAGAGACATTGCACGATGATCGAGTGATCCTATGCCTTACCTCTAAGAAGAACTTTAGACGCGATGTAGACCCTCGATACAAGAACAACCGCGTGAAGATCAGGAAACCACTTGGTTATCTGGCAATGGTTGATTGGGCAAAGCATCACTTCAGTACAGTCAGTTTGGATGGCCTAGAGGCAGATGATGTCATGGGCATCTTGGCAACCAAGCCTGAGAATAAAGGCAAGGCAATCATCGTGTCTGACGATAAGGACATGAAGACTGTACCAGCCAAGATATATAGGCCGATGTCTGGTGAACGCCTCGACATCACAGAGGCCGAAGCTGACAGGTTCTTCCTTACACAATGCTTAACAGGCGACCCCACTGATGGCTATGTCGGACTGAAAGGCTTTGGGCCAAAGACAGCCGAGAAGTTGCTTGGATCACGGCCTGATTGGTCAATCGTTGAGAAAGCCTACATTAAGGCTGGCCTCACCAAACAAGATGCCCTCACCCAAGCAAGATTAGCCCGAATACTCCGCTGGTGTGATTGGGACTACGAGCACAAGAAGCCAATACTTTATGGGAGCAAAGAGCATGAAGCGACACGAACAGTTCATGCAGGAAAAGCTGCAACAAGCTGAAGCACAAATAGAAGACAAACCAAAGCGTAAACCCCTCCCCACTGACGCTTCCGAGCGCAAACAGATTCCCATCTACACCGGATTCATCCGCTACTTTCCAGACGCTATCGCTGCCGTTGCCAAGGTTTCTTTGGTTGGCGGCATACAGCATGGACAGACACCGGAAACCCTGCACTGGGATCGCAGTAAATCCAAAGATGAGCTGGATGCCATGATGCGGCACATCCTAGACGAAGACTGGGAACAAGTTGCTTGGAGAGCGTTAGCCAACCTTCAAAAAGAGATAGAGAAAAGACATGATCAGTAATTACTTGCCTACAGATTATCAAACATTCATTGCCACCAGCCGATACGCTAGGTGGATCGAGGACAAAGGACGCAGGGAGACATGGGTTGAAACAGTGCAAAGGTACACTGATTATCTCTATTCAAAAGGCATCAACCTAACTGGACAGGATTGGGATGACATCGAGGGTGCCATTCTCGAACTAGAAGTCATGCCTAGCATGAGAGCACTTATGACTGCTGGTGTCGCTGCTGACCGTGATAACACCTGCATCTACAACTGTTCATATGTTGCTGTAGATGATCCCCGCGCTTTCGATGAGGCAATGTTTATCTTGCTTTGCGGTACTGGCGTAGGTTTCTCAGTAGAGCGTCAGTCAATCAGCTTGCTGCCTGAGATACCGTTAGCACTGTCACAGGGCAATCCAACGATCAATGTTGAGGACTCTAAAGAAGGCTGGGCTAGAGCCTTACGTTCAGTCATCGAAACCCTTTACAGCGGCATCATACCCACTTGGAACCTTGACGCTATACGCCCTGCTGGTGCGAGGCTCAAGACATTCGGTGGTAGAGCCAGTGGCCCAGAGCCTCTTAACGATTTGTTTAACTTCGTTGTAGCCAAGTTTAAAGGTGCTATGGGTCGTAAGCTCAACAGCATCGAGTGCCATGACATCATGTGTAAGATCGGTGAAGTCGTTGTTGTCGGTGGTGTCAGACGATCAGCTATGATCAGCTTGTCTAACCTCAGTGACACACGCATGTCACATGCTAAGTCAGGGAGCTGGTGGGAAAACGAACCACAGAGAGCCTTGGCTAACAACAGTGCTTGCTACACAGAGAAGCCTGATAGCGAGACCTTCTTGCGCGAGTGGCTGGCTCTAGTGGAGTCCAAGTCTGGTGAGCGCGGTATCTTTAGCCGTGTCGCAGCCGAAGCTCATGTAGCGAAGAACGGCAGACGCGAGACAGGCTATGCTTGGGGAACTAACCCTTGCAGTGAAATCATCTTGCGGAGCAACCAGTTCTGTAATCTGACAGAGGTAGTCGTAAGAGAGACAGACGATCTTCAGTCACTCAAACGTAAGGTCAGACTGGCAACTATCCTTGGCACTGCACAAGCTACCTTCACACATATGCCGTACCTCAGACCGATCTGGACTAAGAATACAGCAGAAGAGCGTCTGCTGGGTGTGTCTTTGACAGGCATCATGGATCATCCCGTACTCGGTAAGAACGTAGACAGTCCTAAGTGGCTTGCTGAGATGAAGCAGGTAGCTATCGACACTAACGCTGAGTATGCCGCGCGTCTTGGTATCGAGGTGTCTGCTGCGATCACCTGCGTCAAACCTTCTGGTACAGTCAGTCAATTAGTTGACAGCGCAAGTGGCATCCATGCCCGACACTCTGATCACTACATCAGGACAGTCCGAGGTGATAACAAAGACCCTCTCACTCAGTTCCTAAAGGATGCAGGGATACCAGCCGAAGCTGACGTTATGAAGCCTGACGCTACTACAGTGTTCAGCTTTCCAACTAAGTCACCTATGAGTGCCGTAACTAGAAATGCCATGACTGCTATCCAGCAGCTCGAACTCTGGAAGACTTACGCTGAAGTATGGTGTGAGCATAAGCCTTCGGTAACTGTCACAGTCAGGGACTCTGAGTGGATGGAAGTGGGTGCATGGGTCTACAAGCACTTTGACCTTTGTTCTGGGATTAGCTTCTTGCCTCACTCAGATCATACCTACGCACAGGCTCCTTATCAGGAGTGTACCGCCGCTGAGTATGCAGACATGAAGCAGAAGATGCCCACCTCAATCGACTGGTCAGCTCTGTCTGATTACGAGAAGGAAGATCACACTAGCGGTAGTCAGACCTTGGCATGTACTTCTGGTGCATGTGAGATCGTGGATATTGCGTCATGAGTGTTCCAACCTTTGAGGAGATCAAACAAGCTCTAAAGATACCTGAGTTCAAGGAAGACAAGTGGGGTCGGCGTATCTATGACCCTACTGACAACTTACCTCGCGCTGTCTCTAAACCACTTGCAGGTGTCAAGATCAGACCACGGTTTCACAACCAATCACGAGGCAAGTGGGATGGCTGACGAAATCAAGTGTCATGAGTGTGGTCTTAACATCGCCTTTTACCATACTGGCGGTGTTTACACATGCGCTCCCTGTGAGCTGAAAAGAATAGGAATACGGCCTGTCTATATTCCTTACAAGAAAAGTCCTTACCAGAAACGTGGCAAGTAGCTGTAGTTTTCTTTCATTTTCCTACAGCGTTGGTAAGGCAAAAAACACCGATACCATTTGTTCTCCCTTGCGGTATCGGTGTTTTTTCTTATGCACAACTTCGGATGTTATCTGCGATGGTTTGTGCTCTTTGACCCACCTGTCTGGCGTACCTTGAGTCGAGTAATTCATCGGCAGCTATAGCCCATTGCTGGCTGTTCAGAGCCGCTACAGTGGCCTTAAACTTCATGAGTGTCGGAGTACCCATGTTAAACGCGAGATCGACAAGTGACTCTTGTACTATCTCAGGCATGTCAGAGAAGCTTGGGAAGAGCTTTAGCAGCTCACCGTGGACGATGTTTATGTCCTCATCGAGCATCTGCATGGCGGTCTCTTCAGAGATGCCTCGGTCATCTAAGTTGCGACCTACGCCTATCGTGAGTTTGTCACTTGTGCAGCGATAAGGTGTTAGCTTCAGACCCTCATGCAAGATTAGCTGTTCACGCATACGCTTCATGTTAATCATTTACCGACACCTTTCACACGCTCTAGTGTTCTCATTGAACCAAGTCCGAGCATACCCATGAGAACAGGGAGCATCGTTGAAGTATCAGCTTGCGGAATATCAATACCAAACCCAGCGCATAGAGGAGACACTAAGAAGTTCACCATAAAACCCAGAACACATACCCAAGCGGTAGCTGGTCGCCAAGACGACTGGAACCAGTTTCCTTTTGCGTCTTGTTTGTTCACCTCGATCTGAGCAAGCGCAATCTGCTGTGCATGTTTCTCAGACATTGTGGCGATTTCATGTGCGATCTTCTGTTTTGTATCTGCGTCTGGAATGAACTTATCTAGTAGTCCCGTTACGGGGCCGATCAGTGCTTGCAGCATCTTGCTTTTCCTTATTCTCTTTAGCTTGTTCTTTTGTTGTATGGTCGTGCATGTCCCACATGATCACTACTTGTCTCCCTTGTGCTCATGTCCCATCCAGATGCCAAAGACAGCAGTAAGGACACCCATCACGACAGACACAAAGGCAGACTGTGCAGCCGTAGGTTCGAGCAAGGCCATAAACCATTCAGCGCACCGCCAGCTCATCATCGTAGACGCAAGCATCATGAACCTCGGCAATATCTTCCAAGCGAGGAACTGTTCAACAGTAATCATAGCTGTGTTCCTTCGATCTTCTCACACTTGAAGCGTTTAGGTAGAACCGTACCTTTTTCTATTTCTACGATAGCGTCACCCATCTCGTAGGCTCTCTGTTCACAGATTTCAAAGGTCGCGTATGGTCCTCTAGTGTCGCTATACTCCCAGCAGTCAGTCGGTGACGCGATTGCACACGCCAATACTAATGTCTTAAACATTGTTGGCCTCTAGTAAGATTATGATAATGATGTAAAGGCTAAAACCTGCCAGTGAAAGACACACCAGCCAGTAGAAAATGGATAGCAATGCGTCTTGTCTTTTCATGGCCTTGAGCCTTGCTTGCTTGGCTGCTTCAACTCTTGCTGTTCGAGCTTCGCCACAGAACTTAACGTAAGCCTGATACATCCCAGCTCTGCCGTAGAGCTGCATGTCAGACCTAAGTTTGTTCTCTAGTTCTCTGACCTTCTCTTGAGCCATGAACTCTTGAAGGTCGGACTTGCTGCCATCGAGGTTAGTGCCTTTGGATCGGCAAGCCTTATCGACAGCATCTTTAGCGTTAGTAAAATCAGCAACGGCTTTACCAGCTTTGGTTATCTCGGCACCGTTCTTAACCACCTTCGATATTATTGCGTAGGCGGCATTAGCCGCTGCCAGACTTTCTAAAATCATGCACAGGAACTCCCAAGGGTAAGCTCTCCTTGGGGTGGTTAGTGATTTGTTCTATTGTTCTTGCACATCCCATGCAATACCGTCCTTTAGGGTCTAACTTACAGACACCAATGCAAGGCGACTTCATAGCTTCATCAGCAAGGATGCTGCTAGGCCAACGACAATGACCGTTGACCCCATGATCATAGCTTCCAAACGCCACAAGCGTTTATCAAGTGCGGATAGCTTGTCCTCAACCGAAGCATAACGAACTGCACATTCTTTTTCATGAGCCTCAAGTTCTAAGGCTACACGCAATTCTGGGGTCACAACTTGCTCTAGCTTCATGCTGGCTTCGTAGGCCAAGACACATCATCGAGTGATGTTGCGCTACTAGTAATGTCACGAAGTGCCTGACGATACGCAGTGCGTTCTGATGACATTGTAAGGTCGCTCGATGCCCACCAGTCAGTCGCCGCGATTAGACGGTCACGCTCTGCACGGAGTAGCTTCATAGGCTCTGCTGCTTTTAGTTCAGCGGCCTTTGCGTTGACGGTTGCCCAGTCAGTACCCCAGTCAGATGGGCTGCTGCTTTCGATAGCTGAACCGTTTGCATCTACGCCAGTTACTTTGCGAAACATCTGGGCAAACTCAGCTTCAGTGGTTGGCTCACCGCGCAACACCCATTCGGTGATGCCTAGTTCGGTTAGTGATTGTGATATGCTCATTCTATTTTCCTATCCTACTAAAAATCCAGAAAATCTACCGTATATACCAAGATATTTTGCGCTAGTGTCTTCAGATAAAACTCGTATTTTTTCTCCAACTGACATATTGATTATGCAATGTGCTTGTGTGAACCGACCATGATTATAGTTATGAAAGTTTGATACAGTAGCATCGCTGCTATTTCTGTAATTTAGAATTATTCCAAGCGCGCCTTCAGTTTGAATTAAACAACTTGCTTGAAAATGATAAAGTCCAGCGACCGGACAAGTAAATTCTGCATTGGTGGTACTATAATTTCCACCAGTATTATCATGGAATCCGGCTAAAGATGTATCATTATAAGTTACAACACCATAAGCACCATAACTTGTATAAGCTGATGGCCCTGTAGCTTGAAATGACACTACATTTCTTGTCAAGGAGCCTAATACTGGTGCGTTTACTTTACCACTGGTATCAACAGTCAGCGCATTAGTACCCGCCGTGTTCTGGATTTGATTAACCTTCAGGATGCTTGTCATTGTGCAATCTCCTGAACTAGAAACTTTGATTTTTGACTATAACCCGGATAATTTAATGTTACTTGCCCAGCAGACCACATACCAAGTTGGACTTTGTACGTTAATGAAGTACCTGCTGCCACAGCGGGTGCATCAAGATGCTGTCTAGTTCCAATCCCAGATATTGTTACTATTCCAGAACCATTCAGAAGTTGCCAAGCGTCACCCGAAGTACCATTAACGCCATCAATCAACGTAGAGCCTCTCTTAAAGCCAATAGCAGTACCAGTACATGTGCTTTCCATATACAAAGGACACATTGATATTAAGTATATCTTTGAATTTGCTTGTTTCGTAACAATTGTTAAATCACTACCGGTGACATCTACATAAGCGTAGGTAGTGGTTGAAACCGTAGTGTCGGTAAATTCATTGTATACTGTTTGTATTACATGATCCGGAATAACCACACCGTTGCCGCTGGTCTTTTCGGTGATTGTATCAACGTATAACTGGCTCATTGGGCAATCTCCATTAGGGTCATTGTGCTAACCGAAGCACCACTAGTGGAAGTTTGAGAATATATTGCACTGCCAGACAATAGCTCCATTGAACAAAAGTATCTGGTTGCAGAGGTTGTTGCGGGGCTGTCTTCATAGCACATTGGAATCGTGTTAACCGATTCGTCTGTTGTGGCCGTGTAACCCTCTGGGGAAGACATAATTGCCATAATTGTATTACTTGCTATTGTGCCTTTTCTCAAAACTATTTGACCCCAACCCGCCCCACTAACTTGGATGTTTTGGTTAGCTAAAATTATAATTTTACTTGTATTAGATTTAGGAGTTATTGTAGCGGCCAAGCCTGTTTCAACTGCACTACCAGTGGCATTTAGAGCAATACCTGTGTTATAAGCAACATTTACAACTTGCACAACGTGACCCGCCATAAGCACATTACCACTGCTATCAATCGTGGCAGCAGCAGTACCCGCCGCATTGTTGATTTGGTCTACATTAAGAATACTAGCCATCTATGCCACCGTCAGGTTTCCGTTGACGGTCAGCGTAGTGCTGCTGTCAATCGTTAAAGGGCCAACAGCCAAAGCGTTGTCTGTCGAGCCTATGGTTACATTTGAAGTGAGTGTCTGAGCGTGAACACGGAATATGTCACCCTTGCCATTTGTGGTGTCTCCACCAGCACCGTTGTTACCATCGAAGTACCCTGCGCCAGCTAAGATGTTAGTCAGGTTTGCACCGGACACCGCTGGCAGTGTCGCAGGAAATCTACCGTCTGGGAGAGTGCCTGTGGACAAGGCAGACGCATCGTTACTTGCTGGTACGTTGTCCAATGCTGTAGACACAACGTCCCCATTCGCGTCCAAGAGTGACGCGAGGTTATTAGCTTTTGTCATTAGTTTGTCTCCAACGCGGCAACTCGTGCCTCAAGTGTCTCAATTCTTTGCATTGCTTCTTGCAGAGCAATCACGGCCTTCATGTAAAGCACAGAGTATCTAACAGACATCTTGCCTGTCTCTTCGCTGGTCTTAACCAGTCCAGACATACCAGCAGCTTCTACATCTTGAGCAATGACCCCAAGCATTTGCTTATCTGGCTGACCAATAAAGTTGAACTTCTTGAACTCTAAAGCCTTGATGTCATCCCACTGATTTGTTGCATCAATGATGTTTTCCTTCAGTGTCCTATCAGATGTACCACCAAAGCTACCACTCCGGCTTTCAATGTCACCGCTGGCTTCATGAACTTGCTGGATGGTTAGAGTTCCACCAACATCGGAGTACCAGTTGCTTATGTGGTTTGTTGTTGATACTGTACCACGGTAAACGTCAGAAGCTCGACCAGTAGTAGCATTATTTATCGTAAGACCAGCACTGCCACTTATTGTGCTTGACCCAACAACAAATGCTCCATTCTGTCTTATGTAAGCCTTTGTGGAAGCGGAAGATTGAGCGTCATTCTGTTGCTGGAATTGTAACTCACCACCATCAAGACGGATTTGAAAGTTTACATTTCCTGCACCATTCGTTTCTTTTAAAAAGAATGTTGGTCTGTCTCCAGAGATTGCGAGTTGTTGAAAATCGCTGTCATGTATAAAGAGAGAATGTGAAGTATTGGTTGCTGTGCCTATGCCAAGCTGGCCTGATACGTTTAGGCGAAGGTGTTCAGCTTGTCCATTAGTGCCAAATTGCATTGAATTGTCAGAATGGTCATATCTGATGCGTCCTGCGGCAGAGTCACCATCATCTGCAAAAAACAAACTTGCCTTGCTAGTATTTCCAGCACCGACTGTAATCCCAGCGTCACCAGAACCTTCAACAAACAATTCGTCACCAGAACCAGCTACCGAAGAGCCTGATGAAGCGGTTTGGATGTGTGCTTTTGCACTAGGTGAAGCAGTACCAACGCCCACTTTGCCATCAGCAGCTATACGCATACGCTCATTGTTTGCAGTGTAAAACTGCATAATGTCTGCGCCGTTAGCACCTAACGCAATACCAGTGTCGGTATCTGACAATCCAAAAACTTGATCAGCACCTATGCCTACTGCTGTTGTGGATAGTTTAAGATTGTTGTTGTGGTATAGCTTAACGTCACTGTTATCATTAAACTGTGCCAAAACTTGACTGCCTTGGTCACGCATTTCAATAGTTCCTGCGTTAGCAGAACGCAAAACCAACGTACCTAAGTTACTGTCTATTACGTTTTCAGTACCGTTATGGCTGATCTCTAAGTCAGACCCAACACCAAAGATGGCCTTACCGTTGTCGCCCAAGGTCACGTTGCCAGTGACATCAATACCCGCACCAAAGTCTACGTTGCCAACAAATGCACCACCGTTGGTTTTACTAACCATGTCAGCCGTAGTGAATGACTTGAAAGCTACGATATTGATTTCATCGTTTACCGCTGCTGCTACCGCCAGAACAACGCTTGTTCCGCTTGTGGCTGTATAATCAGTACCATCTTCAAGGACAATACCATTACGAGTAACTATAAGGTTTTCTACGGTATAGCTAAGAGTATTGCTGTTTTCGTCAGAGCCACTGAATGTGGTCTGGGATGCAGTGGCTGTGTAGTGGTAGTTTATGAGTGAAGCACCACCAGCGGAACTTGCGGCAATGAACGAACCACCATCGTAAACCCGCATCTCATTAGCGGTACTATTGAAGTACAAGTCACCTTGGTCAACCGTTAGCCCCTGTCCAGTAATGTAAGTCTGGGCTGCGCTATCAGAAGCGTGAGGGCCATAGTATCTGTCCTCGAAGTCACTGAAGACTGCGGCTGCTGAAGCTGCACTTGATGCTGCTGCCACCTGAGATGCAGAGGCTGCTGCTGCGCTTGTGGATGCTGATGAAGCTGAACTAGCTGATGCTGTGACATCAAGGCCAGTCTGAACGCGGTCAGCGGCTGTTTGCGTGGCATCGTTATTTGTAGCTGTGCGGTCTAAGCCAGTTTGCACTCTATCGGCGGCGGTTGCCGTAGCATCGGAAGATGAAGAAGCGGCAGAAGCGGCTGCGTTAGTTTCCGAAGTCGCTGATGCGTTCTTACTGACTAACGCTGCTGCTGCTGATGCGCTAGATGCAGTTACGTCCAGTCCGGTTTGCACACGGTCGGCTGCTGTAGCAACGGCATCTGCATTTGTCGAAACGACATCGGCGTTTGTTAAGACAACATCGGCTGCTGCCGCCGCTGCCGCATTGGTGCTTGTTGTAGCATTAGTCGTGGTCGTAGCGGCGTGTCCTGCGGATGTAACGACATCGGCAGCGGTGCTAATCGCATTTGCATTAATTGACGAAACACTGCTTGCTGCTGCATTTGAATGAACGAGTGCTGATGCGGCTGATGCGGCTGAATTGGTTTCGGATACTGCGGCAGCGTTCTTGCTGGCAAGCGCAGCTTGTTCTGAAGCTAGGGCGGCGGCGGCTGACGCACTTGCGCTGCCTTGTATCTGGGTGCTAGTGCCTACGTTTTTATAAAAACTGCTGTTTGCCATTTGTGCCTCTTAGTTCGTATTGTAGGACGACTGGTAATCAGTATATGTGTAAGTCGGTTGAATGGACTGGATGCCGCCATTCATTTCTTGGTCGTGTGCTTGCTCTTGAATCTCAGGCAGGAACTGATTGTACTTTGTCTCAAACAGAGGCGCACGTTCATCTAGGTAGAAGTCAGCGGCGTAGGTGAGTGCAGCATAGATGATCAGGTCATGAGCTACAGCGGCTAGTGTGTTTTCATCTGTGTTCTGAACCATCGGCGCAAACTCAGCATAATAGTACAAAACTAGACTACCTGATGCTGGTTCTGGATGCAGAAACAGGTTTTGCTGCTGACGGATAAATGTAGTTGGACTTCCTTGGATCGGACTAACTGCTACAGCTCTGTACTTCGACATCGGTATGCGTTGAAGCTCAGTGTCTTCGTAGTACAATGAGATGATCTCTAAGAAATCACTTGGAAGCACTACTGAGGTTGTACGGCTTGTGATTGCATATGTGCTCAAGTTCTCGTTAAGAGGAGTGCGGAGCTGACGCTGAATACGAGCGATACCTTGGTCAATAAATGTTTCAGTTAGGGCTGCGGTTATGTCGCTTCTGTTGAGCACGTTATTGAAGTGACTTTTGATATCGCCATAATTCATAGCTTATGCCCTTCCAGTTTTAGGTTTCTTTGCAGTCTTTGCTGCCTTCTTAAACGCTGCTGCTGTTGGTCTTCCTTTGGCTCCAGCCTTTGCCATCTTCTCACCAGAACCAGCGGCAATACGTTTACGTTTTGCATGTATGTTTCTATAGAGGCTCATTACGCCATCCCCTTCTTAGGCTTCTTGTTCTTATTGGAAGCGATCTTCACAGCAGCTTTCTTTGCAGCAGCTTTACCAGCCTTCGTGTATGCGTATTTCTTTCCACCAACATTAGGCATTATGATCTCCGTGATTTCTTACCGCTGCACTTCCACTTAGCGCGAGACAGTCTTAGGGGTGAGTTTGGGTTCTTAGCAGCTTTGGTATGCTTCTTCATCTGCCCATCAGATCGAGCACAGTAGCTGTCACCAGCAGATGTGCCTGACTTAACTTTATAGCCTTTGGCACCATACCTGACGGTCTTGTTGCCGACTTTCTTGCTAAACTTCTTTGGACCTGAGTAAGCCATTAGATACTCTTTTCTGTTGCCATGAAGCCATCTAGGTTTTCTGCTTTCAGCTTCTTGATGATTTCCTTGAAAGGCACTGAGCCATCCATGATGTCAAAGCCTTCCTTCTTCCACTTCTCGACAAAGATGACAGGTATCGAAGCTACATGCTGGAAGTCACCTTCGAGCTGGTTCGTACTGTGGTTCCGTTTGTCTTTGAGGTCGTCAAGAAAGCCTTGGCTAATCTGTTGGCTGTCTGTTCTAACGAGGTTGCCAGCCTCTTCACTAAAGTCGTTTTGGACTCCAATTAAACCAATCTTATTCATAAGAACTCCTTAAATAGAAAAGCCCCCAGAGTTTCCTCTGAGGGCTTGGTGTAAGGCGTGAGGGGCAGTGGTAAGGAGAGCAGAATCCACTGTGATCCCCTCACTCCTATCTCACTCCATTAAGTCAGGGCATCAATCTGTCCTGATCCTAGTGGATTCTTGTGCATGAGGCCGAGTTCCCCGACAACCATATGGGTGTCTGAGTCGCCTGTCTTTGCGAGTAATGTACGCGCAAACGGACGAAGTGATGCTGTGCGCCACATTGACGGATCAAGCAAGAAAGCATGAGTAGTCATCTGGTGGCGGTTAAGAGTCACACGGTACTCACCGAATGGGCTGACGTACAAATTCACGGCATTTGTGAGTGTTTTGTTACCATCATTGAACTCACGGGTACGACCAGCGGCACCTGTGAAACCAGCAATGATAAGTGAGTCAGCAGGTTTGACCATAAGAATGGTTGCGTCACCACCGTTGTTGTACACAGCCTGACCAGTAGCTGTAATCATAGCTTCTGTAAGTGCGGCTGAACCGCCAGCGGTTGTGTTACCTGCACCAATCAACTGATCGGCTGAATCCATCTCACGGGCTGTTGTAGCGTTACCAGCTACAGTAGCATTAGAAGCACCAACAAAGGCGTATTCTACGTCTTTCTTGATTTCTTTTAGGGCTTTAGATAACTGATATGCAGTTTCCTTCGCTCTACCGTAGGCTTTTACAGCATCAGCGGTGGCTGATACTTGGAAAGTCTTTTGTAGGATTTGGGTGTTACCGTTGATCATTGTTGTTGGGATTGCTGTACCTGCTGATGCAGTGAATCCCTCAAGCTGTGCGTTTGATGCGGCAGCAGCAAGTGAGTCAGTCATGTAGCTATACTGTCGCGCATGAACCTTCTCAGTTTTGATCATTGAATACAGAGGTGTATCAGTAGGTGTGATATCACTAATGATGTTAGATACGTCCTCAGCGAGTCCGATCTGTTCGTAGGTCTTGTAGATTGCCATCTTGGGGGTTTTCCCTTCTTATTTGGCTAAGTTTTGTTTTTATGTCTCCCAGTTACCTAAGATTGCTGCTGCAATATCGTCTAAGTCCCTACCACCGTTTGCGACCATGTTCTGCCTAGCCTTCTCAGCTTTCGCCTTCGAGCTAGTCTTATTGTCTGGTGTACGTTTGCTTCGTAGCACCTTCTTGGTGGCTGCACTTTTCTTCTTAACCAAAGCTACCTTCTTACCTTCGTCATATAGACGAGCTTTATTAAGCAGTATGATCACGTTTGGATCAACATACTGATCGACATCGGCTGCTGGTAAACCTTGGGTAACAGCATAGCTTCTTATGTCATCATAGAGCTTGTTATCCCAGTCAGGTAACTTCTCTTTCAGCGTAGATACACACTCTTGAGCTGCTTGCTTCTGTGTGGTCTGTTGCTGTTCTTTGATGTCTTTGTAAAAAGCATCTGCTTCCTCATTAAGAAACTTCAAGTCGTTGAAGGCATCTTGAGCTTCTTTTCTGAGTTGTGCGAAGTCTTCTGTTTCCATAGTTTTGCTGGCAACAAGCATATCCACTTCACCATAAGGCTTGTAGCGTTCTTGAGCTTTTTCCAACATCTTTTGAAACACAAGATGGTTCTTTTCGATAGCTGCATCAGCGTCTTTGCGCTGGGAAGCAACGAGCTGAGACTTTTGAGTAAGACTAGCCTCTTGTCCTGCAAGCCGTTTAAGATCAGCCAAAGATACCTTCTGGGTCTCACCTGATACGACAACTTCGATCTCAGTGTCATCAGACAGGGCAGTTTCTTCAACTGCATCTTCATCATCTGAATCATCTTCTTCAGTATTGTCATCATCGGTTTCATCCTCATCAGGGTCTTCTTCTTCCTCATCGGGTTCGTCAGTTTCGGTAATCTCTTCTTCCTCAACAATGTCCGTAGTCCCTTCTGGATCATCTTGAGGTGCCTCTGCTTCGTCTTCGGATGGCTCTTCAGCGTCTTCCCACTTAGCTAAGATGGCTTCTTCTGGATCGAGGGGAAATCCCTCATTTAAGTTGTTGCTTTCTTGCACGTTTGACATGGTGCTTATTCAACCTCTTTGCTGTTGTTGCGTTCTGCGTTCTTAGTGATGATTTCGTCTTTTACTGATACTTGCTCTCGCAAGGTCGAAACGATGTCTACTAAGGCTCTGTAGTGGCTGTAAGCGCGTTCCCTGCCTTCTGTATGCTCTGGCTTAGAGTTTACAAAAGTCTGAAACGTGCCTTGCACCATCTGGTCGATAGTGTTCGAGAAAGCGTCAGTGCCTAGTAGCACTTCAGCCGCCTCTCCTTTTGCTATCATTTGCTCTTCTTCGTTCACTTAACTCTCCTATTATCCCGTTGGGGATGCTATGCCCCTCAAGTCTTCGGCAGTGCGAAGTATCTCTAGCTCATTACTGTCAATGAACTGCTTGAACTTAAACTGCTGTTCTTTGAGGTCTTGGTTGTCGCTCTTCAGAGCGTGTTCAGCTTCAGCTTTCATTTGCTCAAGCTGCATCTTCATCTGAGCTACCTGTGCGTCTACCTGTGCCTTTGCTTCGGCTACAGCGGTCTGACGCTCTGATAGTTCCAGTTGTTTCTGTGCCATCTGCATCTGCATTTCAGCAGCAGGGTCAGGCTGTGGTGGCGGTAACTGATCTGGTGGTGTCAGGTAATCACTGACATTCAAGATACCCGCCTTCTCCATTACGTCCTTCACCAGAGCATATGCGTTCTGCTGTTGGTACATAGGCTGAAGGATAGGGTCTTGTGAGAACATCTGGTGCATAGCTAGATGCTTCTGGCTCTCTGCTTCTTGTTCACCGTATCCGAGGTGGAGCTGCACCATAACATCGCGCTTGCTGTCCCATACAGATGGGTTCACCTGCACATACTCCCCAGACAAGTCTACGATCTTCTGCTGTTCTTCATTTTCAGTTACCAGCATGTAAATATGGTGGAACAAAGGTTTCACGAACTGAGCTGCGAAGTTCCGTGCGATTATCTTCTGCCGCTGCTGCGACATGGTGGCAAGTTGCTCAACCATCGCGGCACTGTTCTGGTGCGAGATAGCATCTTTGTTCAACCCTTGGCTGAGTCTACTGACACCTGAGTTATCTTCCTTGTCCTCATCGAGAAGCTGTAGTGTCTGGAATACAAACGGGTTCAGTGATGCTTGCGGCATTGGTGAGATGGCATCAGGCCGTGATACGTTGACGATACCGCCTACACGGTTGTCAATAAGCTCACGCGGGTTAGTAAGGCCACCTTTGACAACCATGTAACGTGGGTTGTTAGTGATCATCGAGTGATCGAGGATTGACCGTGTTAAGATAGTCCTAGCGTTCTGTGTAGCTACCAGCTTTTCAGCAAAGTTAGAGCCATAGAAAGCATGAGGTATCGGGAGTGGCGTGAAGCACACAAAAGGTATGCGTGGTGCTTCCTCGATCTCTAGGATCACTGCGCCAGCCTTTAGGATGCGGTGTAGCTTGGCGATACCTGTGCCTTCGATGTCGAGGTTAATGTAAGCCTCGTAAACCATGATGGTACGGACTTGATCTTGGTAGCCTTTGCTTGTGCTCTGGCCTCTGTCAGCTCCGATCTCTTCAAAACGAGCTAGTATCTCTGCATCAGTCTCCAGCTCTACATCTTCGTGTGAGCTGCCTATCCGGTCTAGCTTTTCTTCGCTAAAACCCATCTCTCGAAGCTCTGAGAGCGTCTTGCGTGTCCTGTGAGCCATAAAGTTAGCTTTCTCTAGGCTGACAGCTTGGCTTTCGATCAGGAACTCTTCTGGTGGGATAGCTTCTACAACTACTTGGCTGGTGTCCTTTGGTGTAGACACTACGCCGTTGAGTAGGCCGTTCTCATCTTCTGTACTATCGACAAGCTCGACATCATCTTCAGCTAGAACCATGTCCAGTTCGCTTTGGGTCAAGCCCTCGAACTCCGACAGGTCGTCTTCGGTGCTTTCTTGCCAGAAGACTTTGGCTATACCAGCCCTTGCAACTAGACCATCGTGGATCACTGACCTAAACAGGCCAAAGCCATCGTTTTGTCTGAACAGGACGTAATCAGTGTAGGCAGAACACACTGCTGCAAGCTGTACGTCCTCTGGTCCTTGCGGTGCGAACTTCACGATCTTGTTACCGCTTGAGAATGTCTCTAGCAGCGCAGCCTTCATAGACTCCACAGTGTCGTAGACATCCTGAGAGACATACTTAGAGTTACCATCATGAGCTGGCTTCGGTAGAGTAGCGTTATAGTAGTCGGTGACTTTCTTACGCTCTCTTGCTAGATCGCTGTCATTAGCACCAATGGACTGTCGTATCTCAGTGTCCAGAATGGTGACAATATCATCATCTTCTAGCTTTTCGTATTCTTCTACTTTTGCCATTTGCTATACCATTTCCAAGTAAAGTTCATTAGGTATCTCCACAGGTTCCCAAGCTCCTTCATGAACGTGGTTTGCCAAGGCCAAGGCCATTACACAGTCATCGAAGCAAGAGGGTTCAGCTTCCATCGCACCGTTCTCAGTAACGATGTAGGTCATAAGCTCTCTTATGGTTGTCTTGTCGTTCAGCTCAAGCTCATCCTCGCGCAGTGATGCCCGAAGCTGATCTATGATCAGAGGTTTAGTCTTAGAGGTTGTCGTGAAGCCTAGCTTGACAGTCTCTCTGTCTGTGAGCTTGTCTACCTGCACTTCTGTGTAGAAGTTAGGATAGGCAAAGTCTTTTCCTAGCCTTGTGCAAGTCAGGATACCGTGACTGTTGTTTTCTACTATGATGAACGCTTCGTTGTAGAACTCACCGAGGGCTTTGAGTACCTCTGCGAAGTAATCGGGGTGAACTTGTCCTCTCCATTTGTCGACTTGCCTTTTCTTGGAGTCGAGGATTTGTGCAACCGACCAGTCTCCATTACGGACACCCATTGCAACGTCTGCCCCCAAGACATAGCCTGTCTCCCCTGCGTCATGCTTTCGATAAGTGGTCAGCTCACCTCTGATGTTAGGGACAAACTCATCACCTTCGAGGGCAAGTCTATCTTCAACATCGTTAGCGTCTTTGAGACACTGTTGGAGCTGTTCTGGATTAAACACAGGACGACCCGTGGTTAGGAAAGCCATCTCTGGCTCTGCTGGGTACTCTTGA